CAACGGGAAATATTGAGCGGTAGAATTTGCCCGTATTGCCACGTTCCGACCGAGTACAAAAATAGTATTGAGGTTTACGGCGTTGATTATGGAATGATTTATTATTGTCCCCAATGCGGGGCGTATGTGGGTGTTCATAAGGGAACCGACCGGGCAAAGGGTCGATTGGCAAACGCCGAGTTGCGCCGATGTAAGATTGAAGCGCACCGATATTTTGATGAGTTGTACAAACGTGGACTAATGAAGCGACGGGAGGCGTACAAATGGTTATCCGACCAATTGGGATTACCCCCGGAATATACGCATATTGGAATGTTTAACCCCGAAACGTGCGCAAAGGTCGTGGACGTTTCAAAAAAGTATTTATTAACCATGCGATTTGCATTAAGACGACAGGATAAAATAAAAGCGCATTTTGAACCCAACGGGGACGAAATGTTGAACCGGATAAAAGAGAGTTTAACCCGGTTTTTTGCCGCCGACCGTTCGGAGTTCCCGGAGGGATACCGGGAAATTGAGGACTGTTTTAACCAATTGCCGGGGGAACCATACCCGACCATTGCAATAAACGACGTCGGTAACGACGACCGAATGATTGAATTTTATGTTACCGGAAAACAATACGACGTTTACCACGTCGCATTTAAGGGGTTTACAAAGGGTTAAGATATGGAAAGCGTAATTATTGAGGAAATGCGGGCGTTCTTACGATTGGATTTGCCCGACCGACAAAGACAATATTTTACCGATACAATCGCCGCCGCAAAACGTGTTGAGGTCGTAAAAGCGGCGGACGTATTCGACGAACGGGAAATTGAATTGATACGCCGGACGGTTCGCCCGGTAGTCAAAGAGTGTTATAAAAATGCGCATTTGCTGACGTTGTTATTTCCCGACCGGGTGCAATACGTTGAGGGCAAAACGAACGTATTTATACCAATCGACCACGCATTTAACCGGGTCGGGAACAAATATATTGACATTACGTTTGAGTTCGCATTGGGGTTAGACCCAACACAATACGAATATGTGGCGGTTGGGGAATATCCGGCGGGCGTTATTGAGGAAATAACCGACCAAACGGGATATTATGGCAATATATACCGATTTTGTTATTGTGCGGCGCAAATGGCGTTGGAAAAGATGAACCCCCGGACGTAACAGATACGCCGGGGGTTCGGTACGCAGTAACCGAGAGCGATTTTTGGTAATGCGGTATTGCAAAGGTAGGTTAAAAATCGGATATTTCACGCACCCGGCAAAAATGATTTCGCAAAACAAAGATTATATTTTTGGTAATTAAAAAAATCTTTCTACCTTTGCAGAACAAAAGATTAACAGCCTACCCGGAGGGATACCGGGAAATGATATGAAAATAAAAGAAAGTGAGCAATTAAAGATGTTGGCGACCGAAAGCGGGAAAACAGCCAACCAAGTATCCGAAACAATCGTTACGGAGTTAATCAACAAACAGATTATCGAGAACATAAGCGACAATTGGGGGTTCCCGGTCGCCGATTGTTACGAACGGGATGTTACCGTTGTGGAAATGGTGGACGTTATCCGGGCAATTGGTATTTACCCGGTTCGTTCCGTCCATTTGGACGCCCTGTTGGAATGTGTATTGATTGGCGACGATGATTGCCCGGAGTGTGGCGGGGAAATGGAGGTTACAGACGGCGAGTATAGACGTACCGGAGGCGACGGATATTTGACCCCGCCGGAATATAGCCCGATTTGGGAGGAAAAAACGTGCCGCAATTGCGGATACAAAGAGAGCAACGAACCAAGTTATTAACAAAAAAATTTAAGTTATGGCATTGAGATTAAGAGTAAACGAAGCAATCGCCCGTTCCGAGGCGAACGGGAAAAAGGTTTTGAAAAAAGACATTGCCGCCCGTCTTTTTGAGGGTGCAAGCGAGAGCGCACAACAGGTAAATATGACGAATTTATGTAACGGCACGACCAAACGGATTGTCCCGGAATGGGTCGTTATTCTTTGCGAAATGTTGGATTGTACGGCGGATTACCTGTTTGGCATGGAGGGCGGAAACAATGAAAAGTAAGTTTATCGAATGGTTGGAAGCCGCCGCCGAAACCATGTTTTCCGGGTTGTTTCAAGCGAAAGCCCTAATTGTTACGTTTGGCGCATTGGGGTTATGTTGTTTGATTGGCGCATTTTGGGACCCGTGGCAATTGTTATTTGCGGCAATGTGCGCCGCAATGGTATTATGTGGAATTTCAGAATATAAAAAGTACAAGTAATGAGAGCAAAGAGCGATAAACCGGGCGACCCGGTAAAAGAGGTTGCGGGAACCGTCGGCAATGTTGCCCCGGATATGTTCCCGGAGATTAACGAGGAACAACAAACAATTATTCCCCCGTTCGTTGATGTTCAACCGGAACAACCAACCGGAGTGTTTGAGATAATACCGGGCATGACGGTTGAGGAAATGACGGCAATGTTTTTCGACGAAAAAACATTGATTGAACCCCCGTATAAGGTTTGGCAGTTAAACAGCAAGGGACACCGATATTATTACCGATATGACGACGCCGGGAACCCGGAGTTTTTCCCGTCGGTTACAACCATATTGTCCCAAACATTACCCAAAGCCCCGCACCTTATAAATTGGATTGCGAACAAAGGCATTGAGGAAGCCGAGCGATACAAAGGCGAACGGGCGGCGTATGGAACGTTTATGCACGCCGCATTTGAGGAATTATTGATTAACCGGGCGTATGATTTGGACGGACTGAAAGGCAAACTAAAAGAATACATTGAGGTTTACCGATTGCCGGACGACTTTATTTATTACGCCGACGATTTGAAAAAGGACGTATTGGCGTTTGCGCAATTCGTATTGGATTATGATGTACGACCGTTAGCCGTTGAAATTGCGTTGGTACACCCGTATTACAAGTACGCCGGAATGATTGATTGCCCGTGTACCATGCGGGCAAAGATTGGAAGCGACGACCGGATTAACGCAATTGTCGATTTCAAAAGCGGGCGAAAAGGTTTTTACGAGGAAAGCGAAATACAATTAGGAATGTACCGGGATATGTGGAACGTCAATTTTGAGCAATTCCCCGTTACCCGTATTTTCAATTTCAGCCCGAAAGATTGGCGCAAAAAACCGTCGTACAATCTGAAAGAGCAAACCGAAAGCCCCAATATACGGAAAATCCCCTATCTGTTGGAGATTGCCGCCATTGAGGACGAAAAGCGGGACAACACGTTTACGGCGGTTAATGGTATGGTTGTATTGGACGACGCCCCGGATTTGTCCCAAAATGTAATATCGTTGTCTTTGGCGGAATTGATTAAAACGAAAGCCCCCAAAGAGGCGACCCCGGACGAAACCACGGACGCCGCCGATACCGTCAAAGCGGATGCGGTTGCCCCGGAACAAACGTCGGAACCGGAGATTAAGAAAACAAAGATTGTGAAACGCACCGGGAAAAAGACAAAGGAGACGGAAAAGAAGCCCGCCACGGGGCGAAAGACGACAAAACGGACTGTTGTACCGGAAAAGGAACAAAAGCCCGCAAATGTGCCAAAAAAGCCCAAAAACGAGAATAAGAAAAGACTGTTGAACGACGACCCCGAAATATAAAGAGCATGAAAGGACGAATAAGACGACCGGAGGCGGAAAAATCCCGTTTGATTTTGCCCCGTGTCGGACAAATAAAAATCGGAATGAAAAACGCCAACGGATACCCGCAAAGCGTGGATTATTTCATACCAACGGGAAAGTATGCCGGGTTATTTACACAGGCATACGGCGAAAAGCCCCAAACAATTCAAATCGTTTTCCCGGACGACGACCCGGCGAAAGTATGCAACGAGCGGTACGAGTACCGGGACGACGACGGACGATTGATTGCGGCGGGCGACGGCGAAACGTTCCAAGTTTGGGACGGCAAAAAGTACGAAACATTAACAACGGAGAAATACCCGAATTTGATGTTGGCTATAACCAAGCGTTACCCCAATCGGAAAAGCAAACAGGACGGACACGACGGTTGGGAAATTACGTTGACATTGAATTTTATTGTACCGTTGGTACGTGGCGTTGCCGGGGTATGGCAGTTTTCAACAAAGGGTACGGCGTCCACAATCCCGCAAATCCGGGAAACATTCGACGGTATGTTGGCGGAACGGGGATTTTGTAAGGGAATTATATTTGATTTGAACGTACAATTTGCCACGACCCAAAAGCCCGGCGACAAATCCCGTTTCCCTGTTGTTTCATTGGTTCCGAACGAAAGCCCGGACAATGTTTTAAGAGTGCGCAAAGCGTGGGAACCTGTTAAACAATTGGAGGGCGGCGACAATGGCAACGAATAATACAATTACCCGGCGTAAATACGACCGGGATTATTGCCAAATGGCAAACGAGTTCTTAAAAGATACCCGTTTGAGTTGGAAAGCGAAAGGAATAATTGCATACGTCCAAATGTTGCCGGACTATTGGGTTTTGAATATGCGAGATTTGACGAATAGGGCAACCGACGGTCGGGATAGTCTGTATAGTGGTATTAAAGAGTTGGAAAAGTTCGGGTATTGCTCAAAGATTATGCAAAGGAACCCGGACGGGACAATTGCGGGGTTTGCTTATGAGATTTGCGACAAAGCAATTTTTCAACCATTTACGGAAAATCCGGTTATGGATGCACCGCAACCGGAAAACCCGGATACGGTTAAACCGGATACGGAAAAACCCGACCCGGAAAACCCGACACTAATAAATACTAATATTACTAATGACCCAAATAAACCAAATACTAATCATAGTAAACCCGCCAACCCTGTTGTCGGGGATTTGTTCCCGGAACAACAGGATTTGGAAAAGGATAAAAAAAGAACGTCCATATTTCGCAATTCCGATGTTTACAAATTGGTTAAGTTCGGGGCGGACGGCGTAAATGATTATTCCGAGTTTGAAAAACTGTTTGCGACGCCGGAATTTGAAAAGGTCGATTTGATTTATTATTTCCACACGGTCGCCGATTGGTCGGAAACCAAACAGGGAGTTAAGCGAACCCGCACGGGTTGGATTGCGACGGTACGCAATTTTATCCGGGGCGATATTGAGAAAAAGAAATTGCATTTGAAACCGGAATACCAAGCCCCGCAAAAACAGTTGAACGTGGCGGGCGCAATGGAATTTCTTAACAACGATTATTGATTATGGAAAATTTGCCGGAAACAGTAAATACGCAATCCGTGGCGTTGGCGATATACAACCCAACGCCCGGTACAAAAGCAATCGACATACGCCGACAAATGTTGCAATTACCGGAGGTTGCCAAATCGTTATCCGGGGTCGAAAAGTACATTTTCGCCGCCTCAACGAAAATGCAAATTGCCGATATTGACGACGGCACGTTGATTGCGAAAACCGGGCAAATGTTCCGGTTTATTGCAATGGACGTCGGGTATATAATCCCGACCAATCCGGAAGATTGGACGTACATTTGTACCCGGTTGTTGGATATACTCAAAAAATACTATTCGCAAATGACATTGGCGGATATTAAGTTGGCATTTGAGTTGGCGACAACCGGGGAATTGGACGACTATTTGCCGAAAGACAGCCAAGGCAATCCGGACAAAAAGCATTACCAACAGTTTAACGCCGATTATTTCGCAAAGATATTGAACGCATACCGCCGGAAACAAAACGGGGTTATACATAAAGCGTATAAGGCATTGCCGGAGCCGAAAAAGGAATTGACACCGGAGGAAAAACGGTATTACCACAATCAAGCCGTCGCCCGATGTAGGGAGGTATTTTTGCAATACAAATATACCGGGCGGTTTGTGTTGGGGATTACTGACGGAATATTAATTTATGATTGGTTGCGAAAGTTGGGTTTTGCCAATGAGGTTGCCGGAACCGAAGACGACCGCAAACAAGCATTTGCCCGATATATGCAACGTGTCGCCCGTGGGTTCATCAACAAGTACGAGGCGTACCACGTCCAACGTAAGGGAACCGACGCCCCGGAGTTGGATTTTACGGCGTATGAGATAGCGAGGGACAAAGAGATTGCCCGGACGTTTGACCGAATGATTGCCGACGAATTACAGATTGATAACTATTTAGATTTTTGGAAATGAACAAAATAACGATTGATTGTATTATTGGGATTGACCCCGGAAAAACCGGGGGGATTGCCGTTTGGCGTCCGAACCATAAAACCGAGGTAATAAAAATGCCGGGCGACCTTATGGTGTTGCGGCAATGGTTTGATTATATGAAAAGTATTTGCCGCCCGTTGGTATTCGTCGAAAAGGTTCAATTGCGCCCGGACGACGTGAACGACAACCCCGGTAAGGCGTTCCGGGTTCAAAAACTGTTATCCGAGTTCGAGAAACTGAAAGCGATAATTGCCATGTGCGACGTACCGTTTGTTTTGGTACACCCCCAAAAATGGCAAAATGAATTGAAATTGCGGGTTAAGGGAGAGGAAAAGCCGGAGCGCAAAAAGCGATACCAACGAGCCGCCGCCGATTATTACCCCGATGTTAAGGCGACGTTGTGGAACGCCGACGCCCTTATGATAATGCACTTTGGACGGTACATTTTGCACAACAACCCCCGTTGGGTTTTGGAGAATTTGCCCGCCCCGATGCACGACCGTTTATTTTAAGCCCCGTTTTTCGATTATTTTGTTTGAATGGGTAAAATATGGCAGACGAAAACAAAAGCCCGCAAATCGAAAATCCGGCGAAAATAACGTTGGAAGAATTGGCGTACATGGTTAAACAGATGCGCCACAACCAACGGAGGTGCGAACGGAACCCAACGCCGGAAAAGATTGCAACCCGGACGGCATGGGAACAAAAAGTTGACGGCGTTATTGCCGTCTTAACAGATACGCAAATGAAATTATTTTGATTTTATCCCGGTACGACTTGCGCCGTATCGGGATTTTTTTGCCCTAACACGAAAATAAAAAGAAAAAATTTTGGTAATTAAAATATTCCCCGTATTTTTGTGGCATGAAATAACAACGACCGGGCGTTTTCCCGGTAATGCTAAAAAAATAAAAGCAATGAGAGCGAAAACAACAATCAGCGATTTCCGGTTTGAGTTTGCCGGGTACGGACATTACAAAGTAACTTACACGTCGCCCGTTACGGGTAAAAGTTGGACGGCAAAAACAAATGATATGCCGTTAATTGATGCGACAAAGAACGCCGACGACCCCAAACGTTGCGATTTGGAAACCCTTAAACGAATTTGCAAAAATGGATAAGGACGAATTGGGAGCCGTTCGCCATGCAATGACGGCAAAAGAGTTGAACGACCTGTATAAGCGTTTGGAAAACTTTATTGCCGATTGCACCCGGTAGGAGGGTGACGCCAACCGGGATGCGCTTAACAAGGTGCAAAGCATGATACACCAAAGAATGATATTAACAAACAAATAAGTAGTAACCGCCGGGGGCAACCCCGGCATAAAAAGAGCGATAAAATGATTATCAAAAAATTAGAGTTGTCGAATTTCCAAGTAATTAAGGAGTTCAACGCAGATTTTGAGGGTAATGTATATTTCATTACCGGGGACAATGAGTTAGGAAAATCCACGCTATTAAAGGCAATCGGGGCGTTGTTGACCGGGAACCGGGACGCCGTGTTGCGTAATGGCGAGGACAAAGGGTTTGCCAAAATGGTTGTCGGCGACGACGGCGAGGAATACGACGTTGAATTGCGGTTTACCAAAGCCAACCCCCGTGGTACGTTATCAATCAAACAGAAAACAACCGGGATGCGGTCGGATAACGTAAGTATGTTGCAAAAGGTTTTCGGATATACGGATTTTGACGCCGTGGAGTTTTCCCGGTGGTCTGAAACCGCCGAGGGTCGCCGAAAGCAAGTGCAATACGTCCGGGCATTGTTGCCGGAGAATGTGCAAAAACGTATTGCCGAGATTGACGCCGAGGTTATAACCGTTAAGGAGAAAAGAAAGGACGCCAACGCCGAGGTCAAGACGTACACGACCATTTGCGCCGCCGCCGAAAAACAGTTGAAACCGGGCGACGTCAAAACGTATGCCGAGAAAATCGACATTGCCGATTTAATGGAGGAACAAAACGAGAACGCCCGGTTGATTGAGAAAGCGAAAACCGTGCGTACCGCATTGCAAACCCGGACGGAACAATTGGAGGCAATCCCCGGTCGTATCAAAGCCGCCGAGGAAACCAAGAATACAGAGATTGACGCCGCAATAAAGTATGAGGCGGAAGCCCAAGCCGAATACGACCGGATTGTTGCCGAGGCAAAAAAGGCATTGGAAGCGGCAAAGAAAAAGAGCAAAGCGGATGCGAAAGCCGCCGCCGACAAATACGACGAAACATTGGCGCAAATCCAAACAGATAAAGCCGATTACGAAACCCGTAAGAACAACGCCGCCGCATGGTTGGCAAGGTACGAGGAAAACAACCCGGAGAATTTGGATACAGCCGAACGCCTCAAACAAGCCGAGGAACACAACAAAATCAATGCGTTAGTTGTGGACTTTCTGACGAAGAAAAAGCAAAAGGACGTCGCCGAAAAGGTCGCCCAAACCCACGAAAAAAAGTTGTCGGACTTGCTCAAAGAGCGGGAAACCCTTATTGCGAAATCGGAATTGCCGATTGCCGGGTTGACGTTCACGGACGACGGGTTGGAGTTAAACGGCGTGCCGTTCGTCGCCGGGAAAGTTTCGGATAGTCAGATAATGGAGGTTGCCGCAAAATTGATTATCGCAAGCAATCCGACCGTTAAGGTATTCCGCATTGCGAGGGGCGAAAGTTTGGGCGCAAAACGTCTGCAATCCCTTATCGAATTAGCCCGGAAAGAAGGGTATCAAGGATTTATTGAGGAAGTCAAGCGAGGACAGGACGATTTAATTATTGAGGAATACAGCGAAATAGAGTAATTAACCGGGGGACGGGTTCCCGTTCCCCCTTAATAGCAAAAACAATGGCATATACATTGAAAGAAAATTTGAAACGTTGGGCGGAACAATACGAAACCGCCGATTTTATCAATGCTGACCCGGTGCAAATCCCGCACCGTTACGATAGCCGGGTAAATATCGAAATATCCGCATTTGTTACGGCGTGGATTGCGTGGGGAAACCGTAAACAGATAATCAAAAAGGCGGATTTTATCGACCGTGAAATTTTCAAGGGCGAACCGTATCATTACATTATCGGCAATACGGTTAAGCGTGGGAACCGTCCCGAATGGGAACAATACAAAGGAAGTACCGATTGTTTGTACCGGACGTTTACTTTTGGCGATTTTCACGACCTTTGCGAACGCCTTTGCGACGTGTACACGGTTTACGGTAATATGGAAACGGCAATAAAGAATACACAGAACGGGGAAAAACCAATTGCAACGTTGCAATCGTTGTTCGGTTCCGTTAATGGTATCCCGGATTTTGAAACCCAATCAGCGTGCAAACGGTTGTGTCTGTTTTTGCGTTGGATGTGTCGCAAGGGTTCCCCGGTTGACTTTGGATTGTGGGACGTATGCGACCCCCGTAATTTGATTATTCCGTTGGATACCCACGTACATAAACAGGCAATCCGATTAGGATTAACCACACGCCGGACGCCGGATTTGCGAACCGCCATTGAGATAACCGACCGTTTCGCCGAGATATTCCCGGACGACCCGGCAAAAGGCGATTTTTCGTTGTTCGGGTATGGGGTCAACAAAGGAACCGCCGCCGGGATAAATGAGATTGCCGATGCAACAAAGAAATTGACCGAGGCGACGAAAAGGGCAACCAAAGCCAACGAAGCAATCGCCGCCGCCGTTCCGACCCCGGTTGCCGATTTGAGTATTTCCGACGTGTTGAAAATGCCGTTGTTTTTTGAGAACGTGAAACGCCAATTAACGAGCCTTTGGAACGACCGGGAGAAAGCCCGTGAGGATGCGACCCGGAATAATACGAGGTTGCGGGCGCACGTTATCGACCGTATGCACAATGCCGGGCAGTGGGAACCGGGAAATTTCGTTATTATTTTCGCAAAAGTGTTGGATAAGGTCGCAACCGGGTATTCGTCGAGCGAACGGGCGTTTATCCGTGCGGTTGGAATGACAGCGTTTAATGTCACAATGCAAAAGTTAATCGACGATGAGAAAGCGAGAAATAACGGCAACGGGGACGATAAATAATAACGGCGGGTTGGCAATGTACATGGGCGAATTAAACGAATTTTTCAAGGGTTGGAAAGGTTCCCGGATAATTGCCCGGTTTATTGTTGCGTCGCCCGGTTCGTCCGAGGCTTTGAAAGGCTATTATTTCAACTATGTTGTACCCACGTTCCGACACGCCATTTGGGAGACGGGCGAACGTCTTACGGAGGAACAAACGGAACGGAGGTTGCGGGAGTTTTCCCCAATTATGTACGTCGAGCGGGTCAACGAGGAAACCGGGAAATATTCCCACGAATTGCGCACCGTGGCGGAATTGTCGAACGCCGAGTTAATCGAGCATATCGAAACACTCAAACAGATTGCCGCCGAGGAATACAACACGTATATTGACGACCCCCGAACGTTGTAAGGTATGTTTTGCAAGTGTAACGGAAAGCGTAAGAATTACCCGTTGGCGGGTTGGCGGATTATTCGCCACGAATACACGCCAAAGCATTACAGCCGGATAAAGTGTTTGCGTTGCGGGTGCGTTTGGATTACACGGGCAAAATATGTTGAGCAAACGCCCAACGACGACGGGCAAAAACGATTATTTAACGAATAAAAAAGTAACGAGAGTATGAAATTTGAATTAAAAGACATTTGTTTTTTCGATTGCGAAACAACAGGAGTACCCGCAAAGGGTTTGAAATGGGATGCGGATTTTAACCAATTCCCGCACGTCGTACAATTGGCGTGGGCGTTCGGCGACAAAGAACGCAGTTTTATAATTAAGCCGGACAATTACGAGATACCGCCGGAAACAACCGCTATACACGGAATAACGACCGAACGGGCAATTGCCGAGGGTGTACCGTTTGCCGAGGTTATTGACGAATTTTTGACGGATGCCGCCGCCGCACCGCTTGTATGTGCGCACAACATTTATTTCGATACGTCGATGTTGAAAGCGAACATTTTGCGTTATTGCGGCAAAGAGTATTACGACGCCAAAGCCGAGGACGCATTGCACAAGGGAAAGCGCATTGATACAATGATGAAAACTATTAAATTTGTCGGCGCATTGTATTCAAACGGGCGACCGGGAAAATATCCCAAATTAGAGGAATTATATAGTAAGTTATTCCCCGGCGAAACATTCCCGGCGCATGACGCATTAGAGGACATAAGGGCGTTGCGCCGTTGCGTCCCGGAATTGGTTAATTTGGGGATTATTGAGTTAGCGCAAAAGGAATACCCGGCGGAACAACTCAAAGCCCAATTTGAGCCGGAAAAGCCCAAAGGCGGCCGCAATATTGAGTTCCACGACCCCAACCCGGTAGCGGAACCAATCGGAACCGGGGAACCCGTCCCGGAACCAACCCCGGAACCGGAACGCCCGGCGGTTCCGTCGAATAGTAAGACACGGGAATTGTTGGACGAAAACGAATTTTGATTAAAACCGTGCCGGGCGGATTCCCGGCGACAAATAATATTATAATATGAACGAAGAAAAAAAAGCCGCAAACGTTATGTTAATACCAAGTGAAAAGGCGTTTGCATTGTCGAAAGTAAAGACATTAAAGGACGGCGGGTTAGACGTGCATTATGAAGTTACCGAAACAATCGGCAATGAGAGTTACACGAACAAATACCACGTCGAAAGTGCAAAGGACATACACCCGGATTTGCGGGATTGTTTCGACCGTTTGCGCCCAATCATGGGACGGATTTTTAATATTACGTCCTTTCTTTCAATGGTTGAAACGTCCGATTTCAAAGCAACCAAAAAGCAAAGCGAGTTATCACGGGATTTTGCCGACGAAATGTTGAAAAACATAGAGGTTCGGGGCGTGTCCTTTTCCGGTCAAGACGATAACGTTGGGGTCGTCCTTACGGGATTGTTCACGGTATCCAACAACCAAAAGACGGCGATAAATTCGCCCCGTCTGAAATTCAATACCGAAACGTTCGGTTTTGAGGAGGAATTGGAAGAAATCGTTGCGGACATTGAAAACGAGGTTTACGCATTTTTGTTCAAAGGCAAAAAGGCGCAATTGGAATTGTTCGGGGTTGACGGCGAACCCGCACCGGGTTTGGTCGCAGAACCGGAAAAGGAGGGCGGATTGTTCCCGGAGGTCGGCGACCCGGCTAACGAGGACGACCCGGAGGACGAAACGGCGGATATGTAAGCAATGAAGCCGATATTGCTAACAGACCGGGAAGAATACCAATTTGTAACCGATAGGGGGTTTTGCCCCCTATTGGATTACAAGCGGTTTACAATGGATATTCGGTTGCGTGTCGAAATCCAACGGGAATTGTTCGGGTATTGCGTTTTTGGTCGTGGGAATATCCCACAGGCAAACGAACGGTTTTTTAGGTGGATTTGGGAACATAAGCCGCACCAATGCGAGGAAACATTGCGCCCGTTGTCGAGTTATTCCGCCGTTTATTGTTCGCATATCCTAACGAGGGGTTCGCACCCGGAAATGGCGCACGACCCCCGCAATATCAATATCCTTTGTTTTGAAATGCACAACCGTTGGGAAAATGGCGACCGTAAAAATATGCGCATTTATCCCGGAAACGTTAAGGTTATAGAACTATTAAAGAAAGAATATCAAATTTTGAAATTATGAGCAAAGTTAGAATTACAAATAAACTGATTATAAATTCAGTAGTAGGTGTTATATATCAAATGCACCCTTATCATAACCCGGAAGGTATAAATAAAATAGTTCAAAAAATTAATAAGTGGTGCGATGAAACGCCCGATTGTAACGGGAGTATAAAAGATACATTCAAAATATTTGAATGGAACACGTGGAAAGATTTTGAAAAATGGCTTAATGATTTTTTGAATGATATTTTGGAATTTAGACAGCTAAATATATCACGCAAATTGAAAGACGAGGGAATTAAAGACATTGATGATGAAAGAAACAGCGGAATAAGGTTTGTTGATAGATATACGGTAGAAACACAAGATGAAAGATATGCAGATTTTATTGATTTAGATGCTTGTGTAAGAAATATAGTAAGGCAAATAGGCTTAATTCAACAAATGGATGAAGATTGTTTTCTTTGCAAGTATGCGAAAGAATACGGTTCTATGGAACCGTCAGAATGTGAACAATGTAAAAATTGTCTTTGTCACCCAAAAATAAGATATAATAGGGAAACGCACCCTATGGCTTTAAAACCTAAAAAAGATTGGACAGAAGAAGAAAAAGAAAAATATAAATTATGAGAACGAAACAAAGAACACCCGATTACGGGGCAATTTCCCGCCGTTCAATCCAAAATGATTTTAAAAGGGTACAAAGGTACCCGGAAAGGGAGAAACGCCCGCAAATCGAAAATCTGCCCGAAATAAATGCAGAAAGACGGGTTTTGTTTGTTGGCGAAAATTCAGGTTATTACAAATTGCGTTCTTTCATTGTTGGTAAATTGGTTCGATTAGTTCAAAAATCAAGCGTCGGCGGTTGGGTTTGTGAGTTCGTACACGACGACGACCGAAAAGCGATAAACCATGCCGCCGGATGGTCGGACAATAAGAAACAATATTTGTTGGATTGCGTAAAATTCAAGTGACATGAAAATAAAATCAAAAACCGGATATAAAATTGCGTTATACACGTTCGTGACGTTAACGGTTGCGTCTTATATGTGGGCGTTGTATAGTATCATTGTTTGGATAATTAAAGCGTTTTTTGTATGAGTGTAAACAAGGTTATTTTGATGGGACATACCGGGAAAGCCCCGGATTTTAGGGAGTTCGACAACGGGGGTTGCGTGGCGACCTTTTCGTTGGCAACCACGAAACGAGGTTATACCACAACGGACGGGCGGCAAATCCCGGAGCGTACCGAATGGCATAACGTCGTATTGCAAAACGGGTTGGCAAAGGTCGCCAATCAGTACGTCAAAAAGGGCGACAAACTGTATATTGAGGGCGAATTGAGAACCCGGAGTTATGACGATGCGCAAGGCGTCAAACGGTATGTTACCGAGATAGTCGCAACCGATATGGAAATGTTGACCCCGAAAGCGACCGGAGCCGGGGCGCAAGTACCGCCGCCGCCCGTGCCGGATGCACCCGCCCCCGACGGAAACGACGATTTACCATTTTAAGCCGTTGACGATATGGGAGCGATAAACGGACGGGTTATTTACAGCCCAAAAGGTAAAGCCGGGGAATACGCCGAGAACGCCGCCAATTTCTTTGTCGGTTGTTCCAACGGTTGTACTTACTGTTATTTGCGCAAAGGTCGTGGCGCAAAGGTATTGGGAGGCAGTCGCCCGGAGTTGAAAAAGACGTTGCGGGAATATCCATACGCTTTGGATATTTTCAAAAACGAATTGTTGGCGCATAAGGAGGAATTGCAGAAAACGGGGTTATTCTTTTCGTTCACGACCGACCCGTTGTTGCCGGAAACGGAACGGTTGACCCGTCAAGCGGTCGGCGTATGCCAACGCCACGGCGTCCCGGTTAAGATATTGAGCAAATGCGCCGAGGGGTTGAACCGCTTCATTGATTTTGCCGAGGCGTCCGAGGGTTGGGACGTGTCCCGTATCGCTTTGGGCGCAACGTTGACAGGTTGCGACGAATTGGAGCCGAACGCCGACCCAAATATGATGCGGGTTAATGTGTTGGCACGGGCAAAACGCCACGGGTTCCGCACCTTTGCAAGCGTGGAGCCAATCCCGCCGGGAATGTACGACCGGGCAATTGGGATAATCAAATTGTCGTATCCGTTCGTTGACCTGTATAAAATCGGGTTGCAGAGCGGCGGCAAATATCCGAAACGGGAAATACGATTGATTTACGACACAATTACGGAACATTGGGAGGGACGCCCGGAACAACCCCGTATCTATTGGAAAGATAGTATTGTTAATCCGCTGGGGATTGACCGGGGAGAATTGCCGGGGTGTTGTGTCCCTGTTAATTGGGATTTGTTTAACAATGAAAAGTGAAATACGGGTTGAGGTTTCCGCCGATTGCCGATTGGTCGGAGTAAGGACGGACGGCGATGTTGTCGTTATCATTTACGAGCCAATCCAAAACGTCCGGCAAATTGGATTTATCCATTACCCGGAACCCGACGACGAAACCGAGGAACCCGAAAATAAAAAGTAAATATGCAGTACAGCAATAAGGATTACAACCCGGAAAAACACGACCGTTGGCGTGCGTTGACCGTAAAACAGCCATACGCAAATGATTTGGTAACGGAGGCGTACAAGGACGAAAACGGTATTGTTTACGGGAAAAAGACAATTGAAGTTCGGAGCAAAAACACGTCATACCGTGGCGACGTGCTGATATGTTCCGCAGCGTCCCCGGTTTATCCGGGAATGGAAAGCGGCGTTACTTTGGGATTGGTTGAGTTGTACGACGTAAAGCCGATAAAAGAGTTTACGCCGGAGGATTGGGAAAACACCCGGATTCCAAAGGAAAAGAGGGCGAAAATAACAAAGGGGTACGGGTGGTTGATGCGCAACCCCCGCCGGGTTATTGAATTTCCGGTTAAGGGGCAATTGGGTATCTATAATCTCGTATATACAAAAGGTTGTATTGTCGAATATCCTAAAGTTATGGTATTGGATAAAGAGGCATACAATAAAATAAAAGAAACGTATTAGTTTGTTGTATTATGGTTTAATATTATCTTTGCAAAAAAAAGATGGAAAATTGGAAGTTTATAAACGCTAATTATGAAGTTTCAGACAAAGGTAATATAAAGTCTGTAAATTATCGGGGAACGGGTAAAAGTGCGATACGAAAGCAATCTATTAGTAAAAACGGATATATGCGGGTAATACTATCAGATAATGGTAAAAACAAAACATATTTCGTTCATAGATTAGTTGCGGCGGCTTTTATTCCGAACCCGGACAATTTGCCGGAAATAGACCATATCGACGGCAACCGAGCCAATAACGATGCGACTAATTTACGTTGGTGTACGAGAAAGCAAAATTTGAATTATCAAAAAGCAATTAATAATAAACGTGAAACCATGAAGAAAGTAAATACATGGTTTAAGAAAACCGGAAAAGATAATCACAATGCAAAACCCGTTTATCAATATGATTTAGAGGGTAATTTTATAAAGAAATGGGATTGCATACATGATGCGCAAAGATGCGGTTTTAATCATGGAAATATTATTAGTTGCTGTAAGGGACGTTTAAAACATTATAAAAAATATATTTGGAGATATGAGTAAAAAACAGGTTGGAATTATCCGCAACAATGGCGACGTACATACGGCGCAAATTGGGTTTCATATCGGACGGGTCGGCGTATATGTTTACGCCCGTGAGTATTGGCAATATCATAGTTGGCAATTTGGGGTATCCATTGATGCAATAAACGGTTACGACCGTTATGTTGATATTGAGGCGAAAATATTGTTTGTCGGCATTGGCATACGGTTTATATGGATTAAAAGAAAGGTAAAACGATGAAAGCAAAGATTTTATTGTTATCTTTGGCAACGCTTTTGTTGGGGGCGTGTCAAAGCGAGAACGAACCAACGGAGGCATTTAATTTACTTCAAAAATCCGAGAGCATGGCAGAAAGAAACGAGTTTGTAACGAATACCACGGCGGCAATGATACAGATAAACGCCCCCCGGTATAATTGTGAGATTGTCGAAACCGCATTAGCCGGGGGCGATAGGGTACGAATTTGCGTAAAAGGCGCAAAGGACGATTTGGACGCATTGTTTGACTATGTAAACGAAGCGGGCAAAGAATGAGAGTTAAGCAACCCGAACCGTTCGACCCAAACAGAGAGTACAACCCCGGCGAACGTTGCGTTTACCGGGGTATGGTATTGATTGCCGAGATATGGACGGCGGCGGATGCACGATTAGCCAACAACAACCCCGCAATATTTACGCAACGTTGCGTTCGCTGCAAAATCCAAAGGGAAGATTGCCCCGGAATAGGTAGGCAATGCGATAAGTACAACAGAACCGACCGAAAAACGATATTTTGGCGGTTGGCATATCCGAAAACAGTAAGAACGAATAAAAAATTAGAGCATGACAGAAAGTAAGTTAAACCCGTTTGATGCGGAATTGTTGGTTATGATTGGCGATATTGCCAAAAGCCAACCGGAGGTCGAGGAAAAACCCGACCGTTACGAAATCACGGTTGACACAACCGAGATACAGGGAAACGCAATTGAAGCACTAAAACAGGCAGTCGCCGGACGATTGGGGAAACGCTTGTTAGTTACCCACACGTTAGACGCCGCCGTTGTTTTCAACGTCGAGTACGACCCGACGGAATACCCGGAACAAATCCGCACCCGGTTAGTTGAGCCGGACGCCACGGCGGGAACCCGATATTGCCGCACGTTGTTAGAAGTTGACGCAATACAGGTACGCCGGGACAATTTGGACGACCTGTTGAGATTTACCGGAGGCGGAACCATGACGATACCGAGAACCCCAAACGGGCGGGCGGTTTATTCGTTCCCGGACGGCAACGGCATTTTCATTGACGCCCCGGAAACGTACTACATTGTTCGGGAACCGGACGGACGATTGACAACCCGCCCGGAAAGAGAGTTTAACCGGGAGTTTGAGCCGAAAGGCGTAAGCGTACCGAAAGAACCCGGCGATAAGGGATGCGGGAATTGCGCCAACTTTACAAACGAGGATGTCAACGGGAACGGTTATTGCGAGGCGTTCAAATGCGAACAATCGTGCGGCGTTATGCCGTGCCAAGAGTACAAACCTAAAAATCAATAAAGCGATGAACAAAAGAGAAAAATTTTTGAAAGAGATTGCCGAGGTTATCAACCGTAATTCTTTGGAGGCGCATTTTAACGATACCCCGGATTACATATTGGCGAAAGTCGCAGTTGAAGCAATGGAGAATTTCGCCGAAGCGTCCGCACGGAGGGACAATTGGCACGGGTTCAAAGAAGCCGATAAGCCGGGCGAGGTTGTGCGGAATGAGGATTGCGACAATTGCCCGGTTCGGGGGATTTGCCCGGAGCATAAGAAGCCGGAGGCGTTCGACGTCCCAAAGGAGGTGCGAGCAATGGCGGAATTTTTCGGCAAGATGTTCCCCGGCTCCAAAGTAGAAATACACCGGGTCGAAATGCCGAAAAGGAACCCACGGGATAAACGCCGGGCAAAGAACCAACGAAAGAACCGAAAAGGAGGGCGCAACAATGAAAGATAATTGCAAAAACCCATGTATGATGTTTGCTAATCCCAATATTTGCTTTATTTGGGATGAAAGATTAGGAATATGGCGACACACAACCGCCGACCGGATAATATCCGGGTTAATGGGTAACTATTAAAGCGCAAAAGCATGAAAGCAAAAAATAATTGCCCGGATATAATTCCGAATATGCCGACCGAATGCGCCCCGGATAATTGACGCCCCGAAAAGATATGCGGAACGTGTCGATATTTTAACCCGGAATTTCCGGTAAATGGAAAGCCCGCCCCGGTATGTTTGGCAATAAAAGAAATGAAAGGGGGAACGGAATACAGCAACCCCCGTGGAACGCAACATTATTTTCGTTGCTCAAATGGGAGGTACGAAATAGGCATAAGCAATTAGGCAATAAGCCCCGGAAACAAAGCCGGGGTTTTGCCGTTTATATGTGAGAGAGAACAAACGGTTGGCAATGTACCGGAAAAGCCGTAAATTTGCCCCGTGGTTAAAAGATAACCGCCGAGATATAGAAAGTATTGGTTAAGACAATAAAGCCTCTTAAAATGGAAATTCCGTGCAAATAACTTGCAAAGGGTAAGCAACGTTTTAAGGAGGTAAACAGGGGAAAGGATAAAGCCCGGAACGAAAGAACAAAGGCAAAGGAGCCGATAAGGAACCAAGCCAAAGGACGAAAAGGCGTAAAAGGCAGATTTTGACCCCTGTTTGACATTAAAAGAGGTTAGACGATGAAAAAGAGAAAGAAGCCATTAGGCTACAACAAACGTTCCGAGGAACAACGAATTTATGACATTCGGTTTTGTGCCGATTTATTTTTGCGTGGTTATTCGTACCGGGAAATTGCGGACGCATTGAACCGGGATTTGTCCGCCCGTGGCGTTGGTTATACAATTTCGTTTCAAATGGTTTATTACGATTTGCAACAATGCCTTATCGAATGGAAGCGGGAACGGTTGGATACAATCGACGAATATGTTACACAGGAATTGCGCAAGTTGGATAAAATGGAGCAACAAGCGTGGGAGGCGTGGGAGGCGTCGAAAACCGGAAAGATGCGCACCAAAGAGAAAACCAATCGGGGGCGTCCTATCAAAACGGATGCGACCGACGGCGACCCGGAATATTACGGGTATGACGAAACGACCGTTGAAACGTCGGCGGGCAATCCCCGGTTTTTGGACTTGCTGTTGAACATTCAACAACGCCGGGCAAAGATGTTGGGATTTGATGCACCCGTTAAAATCGAGATACCCGGATACAACGCCGGGACGGACGACGATAAACCGAAATACGATGTTAAGGCAATCCCGGACGACCTGTTGTTTGCCGTCGCCGACAAATTGCAGTCCGCCGAATTTCAAAAGACAATCGCCGAGAAAGGAGGGGCGCAATAATGGCAAAGCGAATGAATGTTGTTAAACAGGTTGTAACCAAAACGAACCATTATTGCGGGGATTGCGGACACGGTGTTTGGTATTTCGACCATGAGAATTTAGATGTTGCAAATAGATTGCCGATTTGTTGCCGTTGTCCGTTTACCCCGAACCGTTCCCGGATAAGGAGCGAAACGGCGTGTTTGAATTGGATACCGAAAAAGCCCGGCGAATTGATAGTTACACCCGATAAAATTGTACGACCATGAGCAACGAGGAATTATTGAAGATGTACGAGGCAATCAAGGCAGACCCCGGCGAATTGGTGCGAGCCGCCGCCCGTAAACGTCTTATCAACTTTGCCCGGTATATGCAACCGGATTTGGTATTGGAACCGTTTCATGTTGTATATTATACCCTGTTGGATATGTTTGCGCATGGCAAAATACGAAAGATGATTGTACAACAGCCGCCGCAACATGGCAAATCGGAGGGGTCAAGCCGCAAATTACCCGCATTTATGTTGGGGTTAGACCCCGACCGCAAAATATGTATCGGTTCGTATGCGGCGACAATCGCACGGGATTTTAACCGGGACGTTCAACGAATAATCGACACGCCCCGGTATCGTGAATTATTCCCCGGCACGTACTTAAATGGGTCGAACGTCGTAACAATGGCGAATACCTATTTGCGCAATTCCGATGTTATCGAAATGGTCGGGCGTAAGGGGTCGTTGCGTGTCGTCGGTCGTGGCGGTTCGCTGACGTCTAAAACCGTGGACGTTTCGATATTGGACGACGTGTATAAAGATTACGCCGAGGGTAACAGCCCGATAGTACGGGCGGCGGCGTGGAAATGGTACACGACCGTTGTACGCACCCGTTTACACAACGATAGTCAAGAATTGATTGTATTTACCCGTTGGCACGACGACGATTTGATAGGGCGCATTGAAAAGAGCGGCGAAACGATTATTGATGTTAAGTGTTGGGCGGATTTGGAGGACGTAACGCCGGGGGCGTGGGTGCGCATAAACTTTGAGGGGTTGAAAACCGGGGAACCGACCGAGATAGACCCACGGGAACCGGGGGCGGCATTATGGGAAAGCCGACACAGTAAGCAAAAGTTGGAAGCGCAAAAGGCATTAGACCCGGTGCAATTTCAATGCCTGTATCAAGGCAACCCCGGTTCCGCCGAGGGTCGATTGTACCAACCTTTCAAAACGTGGGTCGAAAAATCCGATTACGGCACGTACATTCGTTCCGGCGCATACATTGACGTTGCCGATGAGGGCGACGACCTGTTGTTTGCCGCAACGTATGACGTGTATAAGTCCGACAATCTGTTTTTCAACGAGAAAACAAAGCGCATGGAGCCGATATTGTTTGCCCTTATTACAGATATGGAAATGACGGACGAAAACACGGACGTTACAACCGTAACCGTCCCGGCGATGATTAACCGGAACGGGACGCAAAAAGCGTGGGTTGAGAGCAACAACGGTGGTGCGGGTTATGAAAAGGTTATCAAAAAGAAAGTCCGGGCGATTACCGACCCGTTTTATCAAGGGGGCAACAAGGAAAGCCGGATAATAACAGCGTCCGCAATGGTTAATCAACATATAATTATGCCGTTCGGTTGGGAAACCCGGTACAAAGCCGTTTACGACCATGTAACCGGATTTTTGCGCAATTTCGGAGCCAATACGCACGACGACCCGGAGGACGGATTGACCGGGATATATGAAAAGGAGATTGCGGACGGCAATATACAGCCATACGCACACGCAAACCGAGGCGTAAGACGACGCAATTAGCAATATTTTTGAGATATGCAAGATTATCCGAGAAAAAGTTTATAACTTTGTAACCAAAACGAGGGGGGCAAAGGGACAGCCCCGGAGAAAGTAACAATATTTTTAACGTTAAAAACAAAGAAGTATGATTTGTAAATGTCCGGCGGGGACGGCGTTGCCCGATGTACCCGCAATTAAGTGTTCGGAAAGTTTCGGACAGGTTCAAAAAGTGGCTTTTCAACGTCTTATGAAAGATGACGGAAGCAAAAACAGTTTTACGAGTGAAAAAGCGATTACGGCGTTAGCGTCGTGGACGCCCCTGTTATCGGCGGAGGATAGCACGAAAGTAGTTGTTTCGCCGTATATCCAAGCCCCGACCGCCGAGGCGGGAGCCGCCCGCACCTTTGGAGGCGGTAACGAAACGTTGGGAGGCGTAGAAGAAATTATTGGACGTGAACCGACCCCGTTTACCGGAGTTATTCGCAAAGCCCCGCAAGCGGTTATCAAGGCATTAAAGGAAATGCAATGCGAAAGTTGGGGCGACAATTTGGGTATCTTCATTTTCGACGAAAACGGCGCAATTGGAGCCATTAAGGACGCCACAACGGAGGGTACATTTTACCCGATACCGATACGTTCGTTGTTTATCGGCGATAAGACGTTGGGCGGATTGGAAGCCCCGGACAGCAACGCAATACAATGGTCGTTTTTGCCGAATTGGTCGGACGATTTGGCGATTGTTGCCCCGGCGTTTAACCCGCTTACGGATTTGAAAACCGCATAAGCGTAATGACGGCGAAAGTTACAAAGGTCGTGTTGGAGTGTCCGACCCTTAACACGACCGAAGAATTTGAGATTAACCACGCCGAACGCCTATTGCGGATGCCTAACAATGGCGGTTGGCAGTTGCCCGAAAAAACACCTTTTGAATTTAGCAAAGAAAATGGGATTAGATATAAAACGCATAAGAAAGGAAATAACGGAACCGAGGAAAAAGGCGACGATAAATAAAGCGGTCATACACCAAAACCGCATTAAATTTCACGCCCAAACCAACGTAACGCCCTTAATGTGTTTACCCACGACCGATTTTTTGGCATGGGTTCAAAATCTTATCCCGCACGATAAATTCAAAATCTTCAAAACATTGTTCCGTTACCCCGTTCGTACCAACGAGGTAACGGGCATTTGTTTTGATAAGTTAAGCCGTATTTTCGACGGTCGTAACCCGGCGTTCAACTATCAATTTCAAAACACGGAACAACGGGACGATTGGGAGTATTACCGCCAAGATGTATTAAAGGAGCCGGAAATTTGGAATACAAAAGGTTGGGAGTTTTTCAAGACGGAAATAAACAGCGTCTTAATAGTTGATTTGCCCGCCGAGCAAAACCCCGCCGACCGATACCCGACCCCGTATTTTTATTGGCTACCTATCGAAAGCGTCATAACCTTTGAGGCAAACCGGACAACCGGGGTTATGGATTGGATAATTTTCCGCCAACCCGATAAACGTATTGCAGTTATTGACGATGAACGATACAGAGTATTTGCAGAGGACGACGGCGGCAACATAGGCGAATTATTGGTTGATAACCCACACGATTTGCGCTATTGCCCCGCCCGTTTCTTTTGGAACGAGCCAATGAATTTGCGAGAACCGGACGTTAAACAATCCCCGCTAACAAAAGAATTGGAGGCGTTGGATTGGTTTTTGTTTTTCCATATATCGAAGCGGCATTTGGATATGTACGGGGCGTACCCGATATATTCCGGTTACGAACAATCGTGCGATTTTACAAACGCCGAAAACGGCGATTATTGCGACGGTGGATTTTTGAAAGACAAACAAGGGTATTACAGGTTAGACCAAGCCGGGTTATTGATGCGTTGCCCCAAGTGCGGCGACAAACGGATTACCGGGGCGGGTTCCTTTGTTGAAATACCGATACCGGACGGGGACAAACAACCCGATTTGCGGAACCCGGTACAAATGTTGACCGTTGACCGTACAAGTTTGGATTATAACGTTGAGGAAGAAAAGCGATTGCGGGAAAACATTATTACCGCCGTCGTCGGACAAAACGAGGAAGTAACCCAACGGGAGGCATTCAACGAACAACAGGTTAAAGCCGCATTTGAGAGCCAAAGCACGGTATTAAACCGAGTGAAAAAAGGCTTTGAAGCCGCCCAACAGTTCGTCGATGAAACGGTTTGCCGATTGCGATACGGCAATATGTTCGTATCTGCAAAAGTCAATTACGGCACGGAGTTCTATTTGTACGACGCAAGCGAGTTGCGGAACCGTTACAAGTCGGCAAAGGAAAGCGGCGCAAGTGAGGCAGAATTGGACGCCCTACAAAATCAGATTATCGAAACGGAGTACCGGAACAACCCAACCCAATTGCAACGTATGTTGATATTGGCAGAGTTGGAGCCGTACCGCCATTTGACCCGGAACGAGGTATTGGATTTGTACGGGCGTAACTTAATCCCGGAGAATGAATTGCGTATAAAGTTGAATTTCGCTAACTTTGTCCGCAGGTTTGAACGGGAGAATACAAACATTTTGGAGTTTGGAACGCAAATACCATTCGACAAAAAGATTTCAGTAATAACAAGTAAATTTAATGATTACGCAAATGAACACAATGTTAAGTAGTGAGGTTTGGCAGGATATACAAGGTTATTCCGGCATATACCAAGTTAGTACATTAGGGCGTATCCGTAGTTTGAAAAAAGGGAAAATCAAATTACTAAAGCCTTATATCAACAATATGGGTTATGCTGTTTTATCTTTATATGCTAACCACAAACAAAAAACATATCATGTTCATAAATTAGTTGCTGAAACATTTTTAGTTAAAGTTGACGGCAAAAATTATATAGACCATATCAACGGTATTAAAACGGATAATAGAATTGATAATTTACGTTGGTGTACTCCAAAAGAGAACGCAAATTTTGAATTATCAATTATTAACCGAAAGCGTGCAATGCGTAAAGCGTGTGGAGTTTCTGTTAATCAATATGATTTAAGTGGTAATTATATTGCTACTTATGCGACATTAACAGATGCTCAAACTATTACAGGGATTGCATATCAAAATATACGTGCATGTTGTATTGGTAGGTATAAAACAGCCGGAAATTATATTTGGAAATTTAATAAATAAATTAAATTATGAGAGTAAAAGTAAACGATGGTAAAACAAAGGACGTTGCAATTACCGACGTCACCCCCGAAAACTACATTGTACCGAGTAATGAACAACATTTGTATCATTGCGTTATTGAGGTGCGCAAGTTTGACAGCGAAACGGGCAAACGCTTATCCGTTCCCCGTATCCAAAAGTTCGGCAAAAAGTCCTTTGAAAACGGCATTTTGGACGCACTGAAAAAACAGGGTTACACGATTACCGTATTGCACGACCCCAACGAGTACGTCAAGGCGCAAGCCGAGGAAAAAGCGGCACGAACCGCCGCACAGCAGAAAGCCGCCGAGGAAAAAGCCGCCGCCGATGCAAAGGCAAAGGCAGAAGCCGAGGCGAAAGCCAAAGCCGAGGAAAAAGCGGAGTTAAAGGCTGAAATTTTGGCGGAATTGAAAGCGGCGGGAGTTATCCCGGCAAAGAAACCAAAGCCGAGGACAAACCCGGAGCGAAAAAGTAACAGAGTATTAAACAATTAAAAAATACGATTATGGCACAGATTGCACAGCAGGACAATTTGGTTATTGAAGTAACAACAACCGCCGCCGCATTGGATGGCGCAACAAAGAAAAAGTTGATTGAATGTATTGAGGGCGGAACAATTACCGACGTAATTTTGGTAACAAAAGAGGTTGAAAAGAAAATCAGCCATGCCCGTGTTGTTAGTTGGTTGGTTGACACAACCGGGGATTCGCCAAAATACACAATTCATATTATTAACGCAAACAGCGGAGCAGTAGCAGCAATCGCACTTAATTAATTCAAAGGGAAAGAATTATGTTAACGAGAGAAATTTTAATTGCAAATGCGGCATTAGCCGGATTAACCGACGAACAAATTGCGGCAATTACAACATTGTCCGCCAACGACGAAAATAGCGTTATCGCCAAAAAGACGGGCGAAATTTACGGCGGATTGGATGCCGATATTTTGGCGGCGTCCGGTATCGCAAAGAACGGAACCGAAAAGACGTTTGATTACGCAAAACGTGTGGTCGCCGAGTTCAAAACCAAAGCGGAAAGCGCAAGCGCATTGCAAACCCAAATCGACAGTCTGACGAAAGAAAAGGCACGTTTGGAAAAGGCAATTGCCGACGGTGCGACCGATGCGGAAACGGCAAAGGCGTTGAAACAGGCGAAAGCCGATTTAACGGCGGTAACAACGCAGTTTAACGACCTCAAAAGCAAGTACGATGAAGCCGAAAAGAAATTCCAAACGGAGTTGTTCGGCGTTCGTATCGAGGGTGCATTGCAGACCGCAACCGCCGGGTTGAAATTCAAACCGGGATTGCCCGAAAGCGCAACAAAGGTTTTGTTAGCGCAAGCAATCGACAAAATTAAGGGTATGAACCCCGAATATATCGACGACGGAAAAGGCGGTAAAATCCTTGCTTTTAAGGACGAAAGCGGCGCAATTATGCGTAACCCGAACAATCAGTTGAACCCGTACACCCCCGGCGACCTGTTGGCAAAGGAATTGGAAACAATGGGTATTTTGGATAAGGGACGCCAAGCCGGAGGCGGCGGAACGGTTCCCCCGGCGGGCGGTTCCGGCGGTGGGGGCGGAACAACCATTGACATAACGGGCGCAAAAACCCGTGTCGAGGCTTACGAAGCAATCGCCGCAAACCTTATGGCGCAGGGTTTAACGGCGGGTTCCGAAAAGTTCGACGCCGCAATGAAACAGGCATGGCAGGACAACAATATTGCCGCATTGCCGGAAAAGTAAACAATCACGGGTAAAGGGTAAACCCGCATTTAATAACAATTAAATTTTTAACATTATGTCATTAGTAGCAACAAGATTGCAAAATTGGCGGATTGAAAACCCGGAATTAGACCGTAATATGACCCGCCCGTGTGAGTATGGCGCATTGGATTTTTTCATTGAGCAAACCAACGCCCCGTCCTCAATCATTAACCCCAATTTGCGTGACCGTGCGTTTGCGTCCATTGGTAACACGGTACAAGTACCCGTTATCAATTACGACGGCGATGTACAGGTTAGCAATGTCCGTTCGTGCGTTATCGCTGACGATGAAAATACGTCCGCATTGGTAACGGTTGTTTGGGCGACTTATGCCATTGGCTTTACAATGGTTCCCGCCGCCTACATGAACAACGAAATTTCCTACGAACACGACTTTTTGCGCAAAATGGGAAAGACGTGCCGGGCTTTGGCGGACAAATTGGACGTCGGAGCCGTTGCCGCATTGGAGGCAAACAAAGCACAGGTGTTCAAAACGTTGCTTAACTACACGAAGGAGGGCAACGTGGTACAGGTTCCAACCCAAATGGCGACCGAGATTTTGGGCGATATTAACCCGATTATGCGGGCTAACTGTTACCCGGAATATATCCACATTATCGCCAACGCCGGGGTCGATAGCCTTATCCGTAAACTTGCGCAACATGGCGTTTACAACGACGTAAACAAGCGCATGGAGTACGACAACAAGGTTTTGCACTACACGAACAACGTAACCGACGAAGCGGGCAAAATGGGAACCATGTTTGCCGTTGCTGACGGTAATGTTGGTATCCTTACCCGTGTTGACCGTGAGGCATTGCGCCGCACCCGTGCGAATTTCCACGAATGGGACGTTGTACGTTTGCCGTACATTGATTTGCCCGTTGGTTCGCACTATTACACCGCCGTTGGCGACCAGTCCGCAATCATGGGCGCCGCAACCGCCGATTTGACGTGCGCCGTTAAGGAGTATTTCGGATTTTCCGTTGACGTGGCGTATATGGTTGCTTACAACAGCAACCCGGATACTGTGGCAAACCCGATTATCAAAGCCGAGATTGCCGCCCGCAATCCAAACGAACCGTTGGGTATGCCTGTATATGTAACCAACGCCGGGGAATTTCCCGCCGGAGGTGGCGCATAACGCCGGAGCATAACGAATTGTTAAACCGAGGGGACGGGGTAATTATCCCCGCCCCCTTATTTATTTCAAACGCAGATGTATCGATTAAAAGAAATACAGGACGCATTATTGCACGTCGTCGGGTGGGAACAATCATACGACCCGGCAAAGGCGATAGACGACAATTTAACGCAGACGGAAAGCGGTTTGACGTTTCAAGGTGCGCACCCCCTTGTTACTTTGGATAATGTCCGGGCAATCGTCCCGGATGATTTCGTTTTTCAATATCCGGTTTGGAATATGATACCGGAATACAAAACAGGTGCGAAAGTGCGACACAATGGCAAAGTATGGATTGCCCGCCGGGACAACCAAAATGTCGAACCCGTCGCAAGTGATTTTAACGACGATTTCAACAACGATTATGGGAACCCGGATTGGGGCGAATACAACTATTTATCCGACTATTTGGAAAGGTTGACCCGTAACGGTATCGCCCAAATGGTACAAACATTCACGCAAATAAAGGGATTGGATAAGGAGACAAAGAACCTGTTGGAGCGGCGCACATTCTTTGACGGTGCGGGACGTATCCGGGCGACGTTGCCGAATAATCATAAATTAGTCGGGTTTGAAATTGTCCCGGTTCGTTCTATGGGCGTAACAATGAAAATCGAACAAATCGGGTTGCAAATGACGGGCGCAACCGGGGTTGTCCGTATGTATCTTTTCCATTCGTCCCAAATTGACCCGATAAAGACGTTTGATTTGAATTTTACGCAGACAAACGGCGGTTTTCAATGGTTCCCGTTGAAAGATTGTTATTTACCGTATATCAGTACCGGAAACAACGCCGGGGGGTCGTGGTTCCTTTGTTACAACCAAAACGATTTGCCCGCCGGGATGCAGGCAATTAACATGACAAAGGATTGGAGCCGGGAGCCGTGCGGGACGTGTACGGGTTACGTTGATTTGGAGCGTTGGCGGGAAATAACCAAGTATTTACAGGTATCCCCGTTTATGATGAACGCCCCGGAAACATTCGACGAATACCCGGAGTTGTGGGATATTGCGTTGACGATGTACACCAATACGCAGAATTACGGGTTGAATTGCGAAATAACCGTTGGTTGCGACCTAACGGATTTTATTATTAAGGAAAGGCAAATTTTCCAAACGGTTATCCAACGACAGGTCGCCGCAATCATGTTGCGCACGTTGGCAATGAACCCCGATGTTAAGGTAAACCGGAACCAAGTAAACGCAACCCGGTTGGAAATTCTTTACGAATTGGACGGCAACGTTGAGGGTCGCCCCGGCGGTTTGGGTTATGACCTTAAAAAAGCATACGAGGCGTTGCGGTTGGATACGCAGGGTATCGACCGTATTTGCCTTACTTGTAATAACCACGGTGTAAAATACCGGACAACGTAAGATTATGGCGGGGTTAAAGTCAATACAGGATTTACGCAACCGGGTTGCCACGTTCAACAACGGGTTATCGTCCGGCGCATACATTCAACAAATCATTTGGGACAATGACGCCTATATTGTTGATATGAATGCCGAGGAACAATTGTTTGAACAAGGTATTAACCGTTTGGGCGTGGATATTATGGATTACGCCCCGTATTCGCCGTTGACGATAGCCATAAAGGAGGAAAAGGGACAACCGACAAACCGGGTAACGTTACGGGATACCGGGGATTTTGAAGCGTCGTTTTTTTTGGAAGTCGGCGACAAACAGTTTGAAATAAAAGCGTCGGATTTCAAAACGGAGGACTTAATAAAAAAGTACGGGCGGCAAATATTGGGATTGACGGACGAAAATATTGCGGCGTTGATTTGGCAATATATATTCCCGGACTTAATGAAGAAAGCAAAAAACGTATTATATGGCAACGAATAAGAGAACAACCCCTATAATTCCCAACCCGGTTTTAATCGACCGGGTTTTGGGGAACATACAAACCGGGTTAATGGATAACGTCGATTGGTTGGACGTCGCATTTGGGCGGGCGCAACGTATCGCCAAAGTGATACAGGGCAAACGCTATTATACCCCGAACGTATATGCGGGCGGGACGGAATGGAGAGGCGACAATGATTATATCGACGTTTCCCCGGATGCCAATATTGGCAATTTTTCGTTCTTTTGGATAGACGACCCGCAAACGGTCGGTTGGGTTCCCAAAGAGCAAAGCGAGATTAAAGCCCCGTTTTCCCTTATTGTTTGGTTCGATTTGCGCAAGGTTTACCCCGGTCAACTCAACAACCGGAATACCGAGGCATTGAAGAACGAAATATTGACCGTCCTAAATGGCGGTTTTTGGCTGAAAGACGGGACGATTGTAATAAACCGGATTTATGAGTTGGCGGAAAACGTGTACCGTGGGTTTACGTTGGACGAAATAGATAATCAATTTTTAATGCACCCGTTCGGCGGTTTTCGCTTTGAGGGTGTATTGTCAGTTAATCAACCTTGTAACATTTAACGATATGGTAACTTTCATTATTTGGGTTTTGGTCGTGGCAACCGTGGCGGCGTTCCTGTTGACCCTGTTAAAAAAGTGGGGCGTTATTGAGTACGTCCAAGTTCACGGCAACGACTTTTTTGTTAAGATGTTCAATTGCGGCTTTTGCTTATCATGGTGGGCGGGGGTCGTTTTGTCCGTCCTGTTTGCTATATGCACCGGGAACCCGGCATTGTTATTGGTTCCGTTTTGTTCAACAGTCATAACCCGCATACTCTTATGAAAACGACAAAGATAGGGGAACGGGCGGTTGTGTTGTACGACAGTATCGACGAATTGCCGATTTTGCGATTTCACGCATATAACAAAATGTTGCTTATCGACGCCGGGGTTGGGTCGGATTTGAACGATTGGGATGCGCATATTGAAAAGGCAATTCGGTTTATCCGAAAGGAAAAGCCGGATTTGGCGGAAAAGGAATTGGATAATTTGCGGCAAAACGTTTATTTCGTCCAATCCGCCATATCGCCAAAGTATTTGGCGTTTGCCTGTTTGGTTAAGTCAGTGGACGGAACCGAATACAACGATATGACGGCGGACGGTTTGCAAAAGGTATTGGATTTATTCGCCGATGCGCCGAACGCCGAGTTGACCGCCCAATTGGAAGCGGTCAAAAAAAAAATAGATAAAGAATTGCAATTGTATTTTCCTAAACTATTCGACGACGCCACGGTTAAAGAGTATTACGACCAATTGAAGCAACGCACGATGTTAATGTTGGATGCGATAATAAAGGGGGACGAAAGCGACAAACGAGAAGAAATAGACCATATTACGACGTTGTTGTTGACTTATACAAAACCCAAATCGTTTAGCGGGTCGGATAGCGTGGAAATACAATACGACAAGCAGTTTGAAAATATGTGTTTGATGTTGTCCCAACATTTGCACGTAAACCCAAAATCGTTTACCGTTTTGGAATATTACAACGCATTTGAATACATTAAGGAGCAAGCGAAAAAAGCAAGCAGAAAAAGCCAAAATAAGGCGATTTAAGGTGTTTTATTTTTCAGACGATAAATTATACATTTGAGAAAAGAAAATTGATTGTAGGGCAAATTGCCCGAAAATAACAAAAACAAATAGTCGGATATATGGCAGATAACAACAACCCAATTAAATATTCTGATTTGGTAAGCCCCGATAATTCGATTACTGATTTGATAAAGCAATTGGATGAACTTTCAGACGCATATACAAATGCGTTGAAAAATATTAGGGCGGAAGCAATTCAGTTGGCGGCGGTTCTGCAAAAGGTTTCCGGGGCAACCGAGGACGGCAGGAACACAACCAAGAAAGCCGCAGACGATGCGGAACGTTTGGCACGTGCGCAACGTGATTTGGCGTTTGCAGAAAGCGAGAACGCCAAAAAGTTAGCCGAGTTAAAATTGGCACAGCAGGAAGCGAACCAAATTAATAAACTGATTGTGAAAATAAATCAATCCGCCGAGGGTAGTTATAACCGTTTATCGGCGCAATATTCATTGAATAAGATTTATTTAAACAACATGACTAAAGCCGAACGGGAAAACACCGAGGAGGGGCGAAAATTGGTTGCACAAACCAAAGAAATATACGAAGAAATGAAACGTTTGCAGGAAGCAACCGGGAAATTTCAATTGAACGTCGGAAATTATACGGAGGCGTCCGACGCAATTATTGCGTATGGCGACAAATTAAAAGAAACGTTAGGTTTAAATAGCGCATTTGGCGAAAGTCTTTTGGCGTTAGGACGTGGCGGGGCTGAAAGTAAAGCCGTTTTTACAGCTATTGGCGACGGGGCAAAAGCATTGGGAAAAACTTTGTTGGGATTACTTTCAAACCCGGTTTTTTTGGCGATTGCCGGAATTGCGGCGGCGGGTGCGGCGTTTAAATGGTGGTACGATTATAACGCCGGGTTAGTTGAGGCAACGAGATTGACGCAACAATTTACCGGGAAAAGTGGCGATGATTTGAAAGCGTTTAGAAATGAGGTGCAAGCCGTCGCCGATTCATTCAACGCAGATTTCCGGGAAACATTGATTGCAACAAACGCATTATCAAAACAATTTGGTATTTCTGCAAATGAGGCATTGCAGTTGGTTAAGGATGGTTTTTTGTCCGGAGCCGATGCGAACGGGGAATTTTTAGACACGTTGAAAGAATACCCGGCATATTTCAAAGAGGCAGGAATATCAGCAGACCAATTTGTTGCGATTGTAGCCCAAACAAACAAAATGGGTATCTTTTCGGACAAAGGCGTTGACGCAATTAAGGAGGCAAATTTGCGTTTGCGTGAAATGACGACGGCGACGGCGGCGGCTTTGGACGGTATCGGTATTTCGTCGGAACAAGTTCAAAAAGATTTGCAGACCGGAACCAAAACAACGTTCGATGTTATACAAGACGTTTCCGCAAAATTGGCAGAATTGCCGGATAATGCGGCAACGGTCGGGGCTGCAATTGCAGATATATTCGGGGGTCCCGGAGAGGACGCCGGATTGCAGTATTTGCGCACGTTGAAAGATATTTCAACAAACATGGATGAAGTAAAAGGGAAAGCCGGAGTTTTGGCGCAATTGCAGGAGGAACAATTGCAAAGCCAAATTGAGTTGCAAAACGCATTATCCGGGTTGTTTGACGCAACCGGAGGAAATTTTGAAACGTTGACAACGCAGGCAAAAGTTTTTGTTAACCAAGGATTGACGGCGATAATAAAAGGGGTTATTGATGTTGTCAATTACTTGATTGAGTTATACAATGAAAGTGTTTTGATACGTGCAATTTGGAATGGGATTGTTGCCGGATTCAAAACAACATTTGATACGTTGGGAAATTTGTTTGGATTCTTTATTGATATAGTCAAAGCAACCGGAACCGCATTAAAGGGGGCGTTTACGTTAGATTTTGACGACGTAAAAAAAGGATTGGCAGATTATGCGGCAGCGTACGGAAATTTGGTTAAAGCCCAAGTTAAAGACATAACAGAAAATTTCCAAGAGGGTTTGGAGGGTATGCAAAAGAAAATAAAACCGTTAACAATCCCGGTTTCTGTTGGAGATACCCCGACGCCACAAACAGACAATAAGCCCGTAACGACACAGAACCCAACCGTAACGCCAAGGGGTAAAAGCGATGCGGAAAAGGCGGCAGAACAACAAGCAAAGCAAATTGAAGCGGCTTATAAAAAGAATTTGGAGGCAACCCGGAAATTGCAGGATGCACAATTGCAGTTGGAAACCGACGAATGGGCAAAGCGTAGGCAGCAAACGCAATATCAGTATTCCCGACAGATTGAGGATTTGCAACACCAATTACAGACCGAAAAGGATTTGAACGAAACCGGACGGCAGGCGATAAACGCAACAATTACGGCGTTAGAACAACAGCAGACAGAGGCGTTGTTGAAAATAGAGCAAGAACGGCAGTTGCAAGAATTGGCATTGCAGAAAGAAAGCATTGAATTACGTTTGCAAGCGGTTAAGCAGGGAAGCGAGCAGGAACGACAATTGCGTATGCAGTTGTTAGAGAATGAAAGACAAACAGCATTGTTGCAGAATGAGCAAAAGCCGACCGGACAACAGCAGGACGCCGGGGTAATTAATGCCGGATTTGACGTTAAGGGAAGCGCAATTGCCGACGAATATTTGCAAACGCAATTAATGATGTTTGACCAACAACAAGCGTTGGCGCAATCTGAATTTGATTTATTAAGAAATTCAGAAGCCCGGAAAACCCAATTCCGTTTGCAGGCAGAAAAGGAACGTTTGCAAAAGGTATTAGAATTGAACGAGCAAGCAGCCAATAAATTGTCAGATGTTGAAGTACAAACAATTCAAAACACAATAAAAAAGATTGACCAAGAAATTGAGCAGTCAAAAGGAGAGGAACGAGGAACAGACATTTACGGTTTGTTTGGGCTTAATTTGGACGACGACCAAAAGGAGGCAATAAGTACGTCCGTATCCTTTGCAATGGAGCAATTACAGGTATTTTTAGATGCGAAATTGCAAGCCGCCGAAGCCGCCGTAAATGCCGCCGACAAAGAGGTTGAAAGCGCACAACGCACGTTGGACGCCGAAAGGGAAGCACGGGCGAACGGTTATGCCTCAAACGTGGTTATGGCACAAAAGGAGTTGGATTTGGCAAAGCGGAACCAAGAAAAGGCGTTGAAAGAACAACAGAAAGCGCAAAAGGCACAACAGGCAATACAGACAATCCAACAAATCGGAAACCTTGTAACGGCGTCCGCTTTGATTTGGTCGCAATTGGGGTTCCCGTTCGCAATCCCGGCAATCGCTGTTATGTGGGCTTCATTTGCCGCCGCCAAAATTAAAGCCGCACAAATGAGTAAAGCCGCCGAGGGTTCGGAAAGTTACGGGGACGGTACGGTTGAATTGTTGGCGGGCGGTTCCCACCAATCCGGGGACGACGTGGATTTAGGAACCAAACCGGATGGAACCCGGAGGCGTGCCGAGGGCGGGGAATTTTTCGCCGTTATCAATAAACGTAATTCCCGCCGTTTCCGTCGTTTAATCCCGGACGTAATAAATAGTTTGAACCGGGGAACATTCCCCCAAAAGTACCTTAATGCCTACAATACCGACGGCATTAATGTAACGGTTCAACAAAATAACGCACCGGATTTGCGGGATTTAAAAGACGATGTAAGGGAGATTAAGGAACAAACCCGCCGCCGTCGTTACGTCGATGGCAACGGCAATGTTATTGAGGTTTACAAGAATTTGACACGTAAAATTAAAAATTGATATGAACCCGATTTATAGACATTCATTTGTAAATGCGTTTTTAGCGAACGGGGCGATAAGTCACATAACCGGGAACATAAACGGGAATAGTACAAAGTTCTATTATACCCGTACTTTTGTCCCGGTTGGGAATGTGTACCCCCGCAAATTGTTTCAGAATTTCACCACGCAATCCGGGGGCGCATTTTACGATAGCAATAAAAAGATTATCGGCGGTTGGGGGA